ATTGAGCAAGCTGTTCAAAAGTCAGAGGAAATAAACGATGAATGAGAAAGGTATAGTAATTCCTACCTGGGCAATCCCTTTAGTGGTTAGTTTGTTTGTTGGTGCTATTTCATATGGTGCTGCACAAGCAAATGCTGAGACTACTACTAAAGAAGTTAAGCGTATTGAAGTCATTGTCAAAGAAACAGCTAAGAAGGCTCAGGCTAATGGTCAGGCTCAAGCTGTAACAGAGACGAAGGTTGACGCAATCGTGGAGTCATTAGCCAGACAAGAAAAAATACAGGAAAAGACTAACGATCAAATCTCTGCGTTAGTACAGGCGTTGTTGGCTAAACAGTGAGGATGGTTTTTGCTCTTTTATTCTTCATAAACGGTGAGGTTGATGAGAGCAAGACACGTTACTACGTTAACAAACACGCGTGTGTCTATATGTGTCAAGAGTTAGCTAGACCTTCACGAAAGTATGAAACTGTTGACTGTATTTGTAAGGTGACTTGGGTAGACAATTCGACAAGAGTTATAAAGTGAAGACCCTTGTGTTTGTTTTGATGATTCAGACAATCAACAATAATTATGTTGAATCGGCTGAAGAATATGCTTTCTTTCGTGACCTAAACCGATGCATCTATTTTAGCGAGTTGATAGCAAAGCAAATAAGGTTCAATGAATACCTACCTGTTACTGCGTATTGCGTTACGAAGTGGGTAGACCCAGAAGAGACGGTAATTTTTGAATGAGTAACTTTGATTGGAAGGATAGGGAAGAATGGAAGGCTTTAATCTTTACAGTAGTGTTTTTTAGTGTTGGGTTTAGCTCACTTCTTTGGATAGATTAATGGTAATTACTAAAGGAAATAAAAGTGTTAGAAGCATTAATAGGGCCAGTGTCAGGACTACTAGACAAATTCATTGAAGATAAAGATGCAAAAAACGCTCTAGCGCACGAAATCAGCACAATGGCAGAGCGTCACGCGCAAGAACTTGCTAAAGGCCAGCTTGAAGTTAATAAAACCGAAGCTGCACACAAAAGTCTTTTTGTCGCAGGATGGAGGCCAGCAATTGGCTGGATTTGCGGATTGGCGCTTATGTACTCGACTATCTTGTCCCCTATTTTAAGCATTTGGTTTACTGTTCCACCTGTAGACAGTTCATTACTTACAACTGTGTTAATGGGTATGTTAGGTCTTGGAGCAATGCGTACAGTAGAAAAAACAAAATCAGTAGCGAGAGATAAATAATGCATAACTGGAGCGATATTGAAAAGGTTGCAGCAATGGCATTTTTGTCTGCTATGGCTGTGGCAATTTGCGCGTTAATATTTTAATAGATCGAGGTACTAACATGGGTTACAAGAAAACAAAAAAGCCAAAGGTAAAAAAGTAAATTTTGCCACTAGATCGAGGTGGCTATTTAAAAGTGCATTCTGTGCAGGTAGTGCAGCCTGTGCATAGCTAAAAAAGGCACTTACTGTTATAAATCAATGACTTAGTTCGTGTCCACTCAACTCTGGCAGTGTTGAGGTCAGCGGTTCGATCCCGCTAGGCTCCACCAATTTAAAGGGTTAGAGGCGTAGTGCTTACTAACTGGACACAAACTGGACACGAACTATGGACACAAACTAATTATGCAAAGCTGATTACAGGTTGTTAATCTGTATTCGGACAGGCATATAAGGTAAATCATCGGCATTTTGATAGCCTTGAGTAGTCTTAACAGATTCGTGTGCAGTTACTTCTGCGATCTCTTCATCCGTAAATCCTGAGTTAGCAAGCATCGTTATCGACAATCCGCGTATTTCATGGAAGCTGAAAGGCGTTCGTGGCTCTCCGCTTGGCAATTTCGGTTGTTGTTTAGCCCATTCTATATCGTAACCGCAAACGTCCCTAACGTCCCTAAATTGCTTGCTAAGAGTATCCGTTAATATTTGACGCTGATGTTCTTTTACTTTGCTATGTCGCTTTATTTTACCTTTGTGGCTCAAAATAAAAGGGCATTCGTCATTCTTTCTGGCTAACTTCCTACCCTCATTTATATATGCCCAAAGTTTTGAATGCTCTGCAAAAGCCCAGCCTAATCTGGTTGCACTAGCCGTCCCTTTTTGCGCTTCACTTTTTGACACAATTACCCTTAATTCTTGCCCGATAATGTTCCGTGAAAATCTAAGCGCAGCAAGATCGCCAACTCGTAACGTAGTGTACAAGCCAATGCTCATGGCTATTTGTAACGCCAAAAACCCCATCTTTCCAGCCATTAAATACAGTTCATCAAATTGATGTTTATCAATATGCATCCTTGCTTTATCAATGGGTGGTTTTCTTTCTAATACGACAAATGCGTCATTCTTTGTAAATGGGTTGTAGTCTAAGGAGGTGCATAGCTTTTTCTTCATTAAGAAGTTAAAGCACTTACGAAAATTTGAGCCTCGCGCTTTCTGCTGATCCGGTGTTAATTCATCCCACCACAATTCAATTGCTTCATGGGTAATTAAAGTTACGTCTGGGAATTTTTCAGCAAAACGTTTTAAATGGTTTTTACGGTTTGTCCAACTTTTTTTATCAATGTCTTTAGGCGCTAGTTTTTCGTGGTATTCAAAAAATAACGGAAGGTGATACGCTAATTGCTTAACAGTCGGAGTGTGAGCATCGCTATTAAATCCAGCATTTAATAAAGATGAAAGTTCTACGGCTTTTTGATTAGCTTCTTGAATTGTAGATGTTTGAAATATAATGTCTTTACCGTTATCTAACCTACGATATCGCCAGTACCCAACTCGATTTCTCTTATCAGAGTAAAGATTATCTGCTAGTTGGATGCCGTTAAAATATCGTGGTTTTTTTGGTCGCATGATTTAATCTAGGCGCTTTTCATTAATAATTCAATAGCTGATACAGATTGAATTGGTGCTGTCATAATATCGCGCACTGCAAACTGATGCATATCAACGTATATTTTATCCCCAACAATTTTACCAGGGACGGCATTACTAACTATCCATTCACGCCACTCTGACTTGCGTGGCGCTGATCCAGATTCAAAGAATTGCTCATTAGCTTTTCTGTGTGTGACAAGTTTCATGCAGCATCCTTTTCCGCTTGTTCTTGGTATTCATCTACCCATTCTTCATTAGTCTGATCTTGCACTCTTTGAGTTTCAGTCTTTAGTTTCTTAGTGCGAAAAAACCCTTCATGCTTTGGGTGGTCGTGATGAAACAGTCTTGCGTAGTAGGCGATAAAATCATTACTAATCTTATATTCATCGCCTGTCGTTTTCATTGCTGTTTCCCAGCGAATCCGATTGACCACTAGCCATGCGCTTGAATTTTGATGTCCTTTAGAAATTAAAGCTAAAGCAAATCGTTCAAACATTTCATAAAAATGCGGATTGTCTTTGTGCCATCCCCACCATTTTTGCTTAACGTTCATCATCACCACCTCTCAAAATGTAGTAAAAATCAATGAGTGTTGCTACTAAAAATGCAATTAAAAAAAGCGCCATGAAATATTCCATTACTTTCTCCTTTAAGCGGCTCGTTGGGTACGGTGAGCCAAGCCGTAGGGGTTTCCTTAAAACGGTATGTCCTCGTCTAGCTGTGCAAGACTCATTTCAGTTTTAACCTGTTGCATACCATTGTTGTGGACTTGCTCCTTTGCCGTGTAGCTAAATTTCATATATTTAGCACCTGCCTTGCTTGTGTTAATCCATCCAGAAACCCAGTAATGAGCGCCATTAATCATTGCTGACCCTTTATAATCTGGGTGGCTATCGGTTTCCTTTTTGTCGTTTTTAAACAACGCGCCTTCATTATCTTTTTGTTCGTATTCGCTCACGCTGATTTCTCCTCTGTTGTACCCGTTAAATGTTTTATTTCTCCAGAAAATATTTTAGAAACAATAAACATAGAAAGTTCATTAGAAAAATCTGGAACAAATTCTGTTAAAAGTTTATCCAAATTTTTAGCGGCGGATTTGAACTCATCGGAATATCCATAAATTCCGTTTTCGTTTCTTTTCTCAATATCAAAAATTGTAGCTTTCATAGGTTTCCCCTTACCAGTTAATGTATGTGTTGTATTTTTTTGAGTATTTTTGCATGTCACTAACCATGCTTTTTTCGCGATACTGATTCATTTCCTCACGCTTTAGCCAACGGTCAAAACCCTTGAGAAGCATTGTGAAATGATATGATCTATGGGGTACTCGTCCCTGTGCTTGCATACGCGCAACAATCTGCGGCATTACCATCGTCGGGCTTTTTGAGTAATCGCCACCGTTGTTCATTTTGTCGGAAAATTCAACGACACAATGTTCACCGTATCTCACCGCGATCAAATAGAAAGCGCAGAAAAGGTCAGATTTTTTAATTCGGGTGTTGAGCGATGTTTTGCATACAATTTTTGCTAACCACTTAAGATCAACTTTATCTTGCATTGATTTAACGGTAGGCATGATGACTGCGTTAGGCGGTTTTTTATGAAATGCCAACATCTGATTATGATCAAACCTATGCAAAAGATTAATTCCTGAAGCAACAAGTGAAGCGTTAGGCCAACCATTCATGGTCAAAATGTCTGTTGTTGAGCGCAATTTGCCGTTGTCAATTGTAGACATTGCAGATTTAGGAGCGCCAGTACACAAGCCTAGCTTAGTGGGCTTGTTGGCTTTAACGATTGCGCTCAGTCGATGCTGTCCATCCATAAGAGTGCCATCATCCGCAATCACAATTGTTTGTCCGTTGTTTTGCCACTTGCCTGACAAAATCTGATCGGCTAAAAATTGGACATGGCGGTTGTCAAGTTTTCGGTTTTCAGTGTTGTTTTGAAGCATTATTGATGCCATTGGAGGCGTGATAGTTGTCATTTCAATGTTCATGGTGTTCCCCTTTAGTTAATTAAATTGCTTCTGAGACAAAAATCCCTGCCTCTCTAAATTGAGTTGTTTTCATTATTTCGCGCTCTTTAGTGGTAAACACGCCACCTTTACTTGGCGCTACCCACAAAACTTGTTTTTCGGTGTCACTAAGTTCTTTCCAACTTTCGTTAGCCGTAGCAAAATCACCGATAGCAATACCATCTTTAATAGCTTTAACGCTTGGCATTAAGTCTGAAATCTGATCTCGGTAATCCTCAACCCTTGCAGATTCTGACCTAAGCATTGCTGACTCAGCATCATCATCGGCTGTTGGAATCCCAGCAATAGATTGAAGTGCGTAACGTCTTGCGTAGGTTATAGCCGACCCAGCAGATTGAGGATCGTTTTTTACAAGCGGCAACGTGTAAGACGTTTCAAGCCATTCGCCAGATTCATGCATTAACCTAGTGACTACGCCAACTCTGTTTTCGTCATTAGTTGGGAATTGCGTGTAAGCTATGCCAGCCTTACTGAATGGCTCTTTAATTGCCATAATCACTGAGGTTAAATCTGCGTAACTAGATTTAAAGAATGGGTTTTTGCTATCTTTAACAGCACCACCCATTGACGCTTGCGCCTTAACCAGCGCAGCAGATAAGTTTTTAATAGATTCAGATGAGTTCATTGGGCGCACCTCGCTGAATCACACTCGCCTTGAGCATAACCGTTCCCATACCCAAGATAATATTCGACGCAAGCGGAAGGCTTTATAGGAATGTTATTTTGGTAGTGAAATTTGCCTAGCTTGTACTCAGGGTGTTGAGTAACGTCAGGCTCAAAAACATCTTTAAACTGCTGTTGTATGTTCATTTTATTTCCCCTTATTGCTGATAAATTTCATCGGTATTGACTTGAAAAAAATTAGCTAATCGCAAAGCCGTATCTCTGGAGGGATGTTTTGTGACTCCATTAACCAAACGGCTAATTGTCTGCTGCTTGATCCCAGTTTTGCGAGCCAGATCAACTTGGCTCATTTGCTCTGCCTTTAACCTCTTTTTTAAAAATTTGTTGCCTTTCATATTAATCCTTTACGTTTATTTTGCTCCGAATACACGTCATCGTAACACGACTCGATTGAATCTTACAACACTTAATCGTGTATTTATTTCCCATCCAAAATGGTGATGGTAGTAAATGCGCGACTTAGAGATGATTATTGGTTGTTGAAAATATGTTGCGTAAACGTGTAATTGCGCGTAATCTTACAGTGCTTATTTAATAGAGCGGCTCGATGGACATTGGAAAGCGTTTAAAAAAAGCTAGGAAAGAGGCTGGATTAACACAGGCTGCATTGGCACGAATATCTGGTGTCGATCAAGCGCGTATTTCTGGCCTTGAAACTGGCACACAAGAGCAGTCAGTGTATCTGGTTGAACTTGCGCTTGCCTTGGGCGTTGACGCAGGGTGGCTGCAAACTGGCGTTTCTTCTGACGACATAAAGGTCGATCATAATGCCGTTGAAAAAGAAATTTTAAATCTGATTATGCAATTATCTGATGAAGATCGCGCTCGAGAAATTGCCTACATTCAAAAACTCATAGACAAATCCTAACCGCTTGCAAAGCGCATTGGTGAAATAATTACAAGATTGTAGTCGCGCACATATTGAAGTGCTTTTTGATGTTCGTTCTGATTTTTGAGACGAGCAAGAAGGTGTTGCTTTTGTGTGTCACTAAGGAGTTTTAGTTTTGCTAAAATGATATCATTTCCCACGATAGCACCACTCTAAATAGCCAGAACACCACCACTGCATTTCTGCTGACATCATTTTAACCTCCTTGTAATCTCATTAATAATCATTAAGTTTATTAGTGTTTCTAATATTTACAAATCATAGCTTAGTACACATTTGTGGGTAGCGCAATAAAAAACTTAAAAAGCTAATTAAAATATACGTTTGCATGAGTTTTACTGCAAAGTAACTATTGCTATGCTTTTAAAATTAATTTGATTTACACGTAATCGTGTATTATGATGAATTCATAAAGGAATAAAAAAAGGAAAGTTTAGTGCAAGAACGCGACTTTAAAGGGATTTGGATACCGCGCGAGATATGGCTTACAAGCGAATTGACCCTTCTTGAAAAGATTTTTCTAGTTGAAATCGACTCTTTAGATAACGATCAAAATTGCTATGCATCAAATGCATACTTTGCGGATTTTTTTGGCATTTCAAAAGGTCGATGCACTCAAATTATTAAATCACTTGAGGCTAAAGGGTTTATACAGATTCAATTAATCCGCGATAAAAACGTAATTAAAAAGAGGGTGATTAGGGTAGTTAGAAAATTAAATACCCCCATAGCAAAAACTAAACAGGGGTATTTAGAAAATGCTGAAGATAATAATACATATCTTAATAATACAGATATAGGGGGCAAGCCCCCCAAACGATTTACAAAACCTTCTCTTGCTCAGGTCACTGAGTACAAAAATCAGAATCACTATATATCCGAACCACAGGCTTTTATTGATTACCACGAAAGCAGGGGATGGGTGGTTGGTCGATCACCTATGAAGGATTGGAAAAGCGCATTTAGGCGCTGGGAAACGAATCAAAAAAAATGGAGCAAAGAAAATGCAAATAAACAATCTTCTTCAGAGCGCAGAAGTGACTACGCCAGTAATCTCTACGACTACTCAAAAGCTACAAACTTTCAGTGATGATGATAAAGATGCGATTGCTTATTTTTTTATGAGACTTCAGAACACCTATGGAACGGCAAAGATGCAAAGTCAGTGGCCTGATGCTGAATCGCTAAGTTTAGCCAGACGAGAATTTGGCAAGCAGATTGCAAAGTTTAGCCGAGAGGAGATGGCAGAGGCATTTGACCTTGTTCACAAAGAAAAGCGCGCAGGGAATGATCGTTTTAGCTGGCCTGATATAGACGCAATTATCGGATTATTAACGAACGAGGGCGTGTTTACAGGCTCGGCAGGGACGTTGGCACATAAGCCCTATGTTGCTGAATTGCCAACCTGTACAGCGGCAGAGAGAAAAGAATTTGCGAAAAAAGGCATTGCAGAATTGAGGGCTTTATTCGGTGGCTGATCCTACTGCTCCTAATCAATATAAATTTGTTGGCGATGACCCTCGTTTTACTGAGGGACATTTCTATACAAAAAATGAAATTATAAAACGATCAAACTGCAATCAGCACACGATTAGAGGGAGATTAGCAAATCAGCGCGAGTTTACTGAGGACTTGTTCGTTAGAAAACAAAAAATTCCAAATGGTGGACGCTCTGAAAGTGCGTGTGAAACACACATCGAAAAAGTTTCTGCTAAATGGTTGAAGGTAGCGTTGCGATGAGTGGTGAGGCTTGGGTAGTTAATTCGGACAAATCGTTACATAACTTTAAGGGTCATGTTGACAAGTTGTATGAAGATAAAAAATACCTAACGTTTAGATGGAAAACAGGTAGACAACGGACAGACGAACAAAACAACGCAATACATTTGTACTGTCGTTTGATCGCCACTGCGTGTAATGACGCTGGGTATGAAATGAACGTAGTTTCTCCAGCTACAAAAGAAAGAATCGAAGTTCCCTGGACGATGGAAAGCGTCAAGGAAAGAGTTTGGCGGCCAGTACAGATTGCTAAATTCCCTGATCGAAAAAGCACAACAAAACTTGAGCGAAATGAAGTATCAGAAATCGCTGAAGTAATTACACGATTTATCGGTACATCCTACGGTATTTACGTTCCTTTTCCATCACGGGAGACTAAGAATGCCTAAGAAAACTCTCCGATCTCAGTGCCTCACACGTATTCAAAAGCTATCAAGAATTGCAGCAGCAAATGATAACGGTTATGCAGAATGCGTGTCCTGCGACCCACAAGAAATGTCTCGCTGGCATCACTGGAAAGATATGGATGGCGGTCATTTTATTCCAAAAGGGTCGTCATCTTACTGGGCCTTAGAGAAATGTAATGTGCATCCGCAGTGCAAGGGCTGTAACGGTTTTGGGATGAAACACGGTTCAAGTGAGGCTTGGTACACCCTATGGATGAAAAATTATTACGGTGAAGATTTTGTCGAACAAATGTTAAGAGACAAAAGAAAAATAAAAAAATTATATGCAACCGATTACCGCGAAATGCTCAAAGAATTTGACAAAGAAATTAAAT